TCGCATTGGTGCATATATTGCCCCTATTGGCTTACACAAAGGAAGGGTGGCAAGGGCTTGGACTATAAAGGAGAGCCTCACCCACCCCACCCCTTTGAGTTCCAGAATGTTCCAGAAATGGCGCGAGTGGAGCACACTGTAATATTATAAAATTACTAAGCGTGAAGCATTTTCAAATAGATTCCATCCACCCTATACCCACCCCCGGTCAATCTCAATATAACGGTTACTGAAAAATAGAGTTGTGCTGCAAAAAAATATTATAAAATTGCAATGCGTGAAAGGATTTTTTAACAGTACAATACTTAGTAATTTGCAGATGATATTAAATGATAAATATGCTCATTTTACACGGTAATGGTAAAAAGTCAGTGTTTACAAGGCTTAGCGGATTTGGTGATGGGACATGAACGTCCCGAAAAAGTTAAAAAAACGGACGTTAGCGTCCCGGAATAAGAGAGTGATTTAATGTATAAAAGAGTACAATTTATTGATAAAAATGGGCAGGTACTTACAGACAGCACTACTTCAATTAATGATTCGTTGACTGACGAAGGGTATAGATTCCCAGCACATAAAGCAGGGGCGAGAATGTTTGCTAATATACAATTCCCTGCAAATATGTCAGATAACGATATTGGTAAAATGACTAAGCTATCGAAATTTATGATCGGTGATACTAACGCACTTGGTTATAGAAGTGGAAGAAACATTTATCCATATTCAGAAATAAAAATCTGCGAAATGGTTGGCATAAGATCAGTTAAACGAGGGAGACAGTTTTTACAACGAATGCTTGAATTTAGAATGATGAAAAAGAAGATTTTGCAGGACGGATGCGTATATTACGTTATCAATCCTGCTTATTTTATGTCCTCTGGTAAGCGGTTGACGTGCTCGTTGTTCCTTGAATTTCAGCAAGAATTAGAACCGTTACTGCCCAACCATGTATTAACGTGGTTTCTAAAACAAGCTAAAACAATAGAATTTTAATAAAAATGGAGAGTGACAAAATATGATTAAACAAATAGCACACGTCATAACGACAATCAACGAGGCCACAAAATTTTATGAAATAGTTAGGAACGATATTGAGATATTGCAAAATGAAGGATTAGTAGTTGAAATTCAATATCAACAATCAGATGAAAAGTTATCAGCCTTATTGCTTGGGATAGAACCAGAAACAAGAAATTATAGTGTCAATGCAATTGATGCAAATAAAGTTAAAGAAGTCCTCCATAATACAAATATTTAGAATATATTTACAATCAATCTAAAATAAGGAAGTGACTAAATGAGTTGGCATGATAAGGTAGATGAAAAGTATTCAATATACGGCAGAAAGTGGAAAATTATAGCGACTGAATTGAGCAAAGAGTTTAATTGCCAGATTGATGCTGATAATGTTAGATCGTATTGGCGATATAATCACAAGGAAAAGCAAACGAAACCTGTTGAGAAAGATGTTGACTTGTTGAAAATATTAGATAAGCCGCATACGCTGGCTGAGTTGGTTGATAAGACTAAACTTAGCCAGCGTATTATTTTAGCCCAAATAGAAGATTACAAAGAAGCTGGATACAACATAACCGTTGTAAATGATACATATTGCCTGGCTAAGCATGTTGTGCCGCACGAAAATATTCATACTGTAGATTGGAAAGGCAATAGGATAATCAAATTTGGTGTTGTTTCGGATACTCATTTAGGCAGCAAATGGCAACAACTAACATTCTTAAAAGATTTATATAAGACCTTTAAACAAGAAAGTGTTGAAAAGGTTTTTCATGTAGGCGATTTGACAGATGGTTTTTATAAAAACAGACAAAATCACATATACGAATTGATTGACGGTTTGGCAGGGGCTACAGCGCAAGCCAATTATGTGGTTAATAATTATCCTGATGATGTAGAAACATGGTATATACTAGGCAATCATGATGAAACTCATATAACTAACGGCGGTTTTGATATTAGCGAAATAATATCGCTTAAAAGGCCAGATATGAAATTCCTTGGCTATTCCAATGCAACGGTTAATATCGCGCCTAATACCACTGTAGAGTTATGGCATGGAAAAGATGGTAGCAGCTACGCGAATTCTTACGCCTTGCAAAAATACTGTGATGCTATGATGTCAGGCCAAAAACCTTCTATATTGTTATCAGGTCATCGCCATAAGTCATTCCAAATGTTTTACCGTAATGTATTTTGTTTCGAAAGCGGAACAACACAGTCATTGACCCCGTTTATGCGAGATAAGAAACTGGCGGCCTATGTAGGCGGTTGGATTATTGAAGTTAGAGTAGACGAAGAAGGAAGTATTAAAGGCTGTAAAGGCGAGTTTTTACCGTTATACGTTATGCGAAAGGATGATTATTGATGAATTATATTAGGACAGAATGCCCAAATTGTGGTACGAATGTAGTATCTTTGTCTATTCCTTTGGAATATGGCTCTACATATAGATGCGAGTGGTGCAAAAGAGAATTTACAATATACGAAAACGGCAAATGCAAAATATTATCAATAGAGGGCAAAAATCAACCAATGGAAACCGCTACGTTGATTAGAAATAAGCCGCTAGAATTTACGGAAACAACAGAGTGGAAGAAACACGACAACATCGTTACAGGCGTAAAGGGCGGTAAACAGTCGAAGATCACTACAGCCTTTAGCCTGATGCCGCATAGGGCACTATTAGAGGTTGGACATGTTATGGCACAAGGGGCAGAGAGGTATGAAAAAGATAATTGGCGTAAGCTGACACCCGATGAAATATACGATCACCTGATGGAACACTTGATAAACTGGCATTTGACTGGTGACAAAGAAGAATTGGCGCATGGCATGGCAAGGGCAATGATGCTATGGGAGGTTGCGGAAGATGCCGCAGAATAGCGATATTGCCAAGTTAGCTATAATACAGAGGGAGTTAAATATTAGACAGGCTAGGGAGTCGTTCTGGGCGTTCTGCTGTATGCTGGCCCCAGAGTTTTATACTCCCGAAAGGTGGCATTTGTGGTTAATTTGTGAAGTGTTACAGGCATTGTATGAGCGGAGATTGACAAAATTATTATTTTGGGATTTATGTCATAGCAATAATGTTCCTGTGTGGTATTCAGAAACCGTAGATTGGGAAAGACTTCTTGACGGTATGATTTATACTAGGCTGATGCAAAACATAAGCCCGCGATTTGGCAAAAGCAGGACTCTTACAAATTTTTGTGATTGGATATTAGGAAAAAGCAATAAAAATAAGATTATTACAGTGTCATACAATACTGATTTAGCAAGCGACATGAGCCGGTATGTTCGAGATTGTATTATGATGAAAAAGAACACGCCGCAGGAAATTGTTTACGCTGATATATTTCCTAATACCAGAATAGCAAAAGGTAATAGTAGCTTTATGAAATGGAGTTTAGAAAACTCCTATTTTAATTACCTTGGCGCAGGGCTGGAAGGAACGATCACAGGAAAGGGCGGGAACTGCACAATAATAGATGACCCAATTAAGAACGCTGTCGAAAGTTACAATGATCGAGTGTTGCAAGGGATATGGGATTGGTACACAGGAACATTTTTATCACGTTCTGAAAAAGAAGGTGACGGTTCTATTGATATTATTAATCATACCCGTTGGAATACTTTAGATTTATGTGGTCGTGTCATGGATAGCAAGATGGGACATAAATGGTTAAAACTTTCTATTCCTGTGGAGTACAATGGAGAATTAACCTGCCCGTCTATTCTTCCTAGAGAAGATTTTGAGGACTTAAGAGACAATATGGACACTAATATTTTTAGGGCAAATTATTATCAAGAGCCTATAGATGTTAAAGGCCGATTGTTCGAAACTATAAAAACATATGAATCACTACCCGAAAATACCGAACGCATTATTGGATATTGCGATACGGCAGATGAAGGTAGTGATTTTTTATGTTGCATTGTTGGTGCTGTTAAAGAAGGAGAAGGTTACATTACGGATATTCTTTATACACAGGACAATATGACTGTAACTGAACCTCAAACGGCTGAAATGTTAGTAAGAAGCGATTGCGCTGATTGTCTTATCGAATCCAATAACGGCGGTAAAGGATTTGCAAGAAGTGTCGAAAAAATAATATGGGAGAAGTTCAAAACTCGTAAAGTAAATATAAAATGGCGTCACACTAGTGAAAATAAGATGGCCCGTATTCTGACGGGGGCAACCTTTGTAATGCAACATATTTATTTCCCTGAGAAGTGGGCGAATCGTTGGCCTGATTTTTACACTCATGTTATGGGATTCCAAAAGGCGGGTAAAAATGAGCATGACGATGGCGTGGAAACTCTTGTAGAGTTTGGTAAGCGCATTTCAGGAGATGGAAACTTTGCTGGACTAATCGAATACATGAAACAGTTAAAAGGAAAAACTTCGCATTAAAAACTTTGTAATTACTATGATGATGTGATATTATAAATACATAAAAGTTCACATTAGGAGTGGTTGCAATGAATGCCAAGGGGAATATTGCAGAAGTAAAACCAATTAAGGATATAAAGAAAATTGAGGATATGAAAGAGTTTTTGCTTAGCCGTAATGAACGTGATTACTTAATGTTTGTACTAGGCATTAACAGCGGCTTACGTATTAGCGATTTGCTAAAGCTGACCGTTGAAGACGTTGTTGACGGTATTGTTCGGATTAGAGAGCAGAAAACTGGAAAGGTTAAACAGTTTGCTTTGTCGAACACTTGTATAAAGGCTATAGATCACTATTTAAAAGCTACAGACATTAAATCAGGGACGTTGTTTCCTAGCCGAAAGAATGGAAATAGTCCTATCACTACTAAGTCAGCTTGGTATATTATCAATAAAGCCGCTGAATGGTGCGGAATAGAGGAAAACATAGGCACTCACAGCATGCGGAAGACTTTCGGCTATCATGCCTTCAAACAAGGAGTAGACCCGTACTACATCATGAAATGTCTGAATCACTCTAGTTTGGCAGTAACAAAGCGTTATATTGGCATTGAACAGGATGAATTAGACGAAATGGTCTATTCTAAGATGAATTTATAGGGCGGTGTAAGGCTGTGATAGCGTTTGTAATGTGTATATTCCTGCTGGTAATATTAAATATGATGGGCGTGGGTAATCCTCCCCATAGAGGTGCTAGGAGCGGAGGAATTAGAGCACAACGTCAACTAAGAAGATGGAAAAGAGGTAAATGGATGTGAGTGTTAATTCGAACAATGTAGAAATAAAATATATAACTCCTTCAACATCGCTGTATTGTGAAACAAATAAAATTACACAAGCTAAAAATAGTATTGCTCGGTGGCTTTTTGTGTTTTTATTAATAACCACTCTTTTTAGTATGATGTCATATTATTATCAATCTAAAATTGACAAAGTAAACACTGAAATTAATAACAATAATAAAATTGAAATTTCTCAGATAAAGCAAGACATAGAAATGATAAGACAGAATAAAGTTAGTCCTGTTAAATCTAATATAATTGACAGTAGTGCTCTTGAGGCTGAGCGTAATAAATTAAATTATTGTAATGATTTAATATCTAAGATAAAAATCCTTGCGAGTATATATGTTTGTTTAGGGACTGCATTTACCTTATTTAAACCAGATTCTTCTTTGGTTAATTCGGTGTGCGCACCTGGTGTAGGTGCAATAATTTTAATGGTTATTTATTCTATATTTTTAAATTAAGTTAATAATATTTATTATATTTGATGTGGCTAATAAAGCTATCAAAGCGAATACATAAGAAAAGACTAGGACAAATTGTCTTAGTCTTTTTTAGTGTACACATTTTACCTTTTGACCATTAATATTTGGAGGATGATTACATGAAATATAGCGATAATGAGATTAATAACACTGTTGAAATGATTTTGCGGAAATATTATACATATAGAGCAATGGCACAAATGGATATAGAGGAATTAAGCGAACTATTTGCCAAGTGTACTGCTTCATATGACCCGCAACCGCATGGTACAGATATGGGAAATCAAACTCTAGACCTAGTTGAACGCAGAAATGAGCCCACGATAAATATGAAAAGAGCCCGCGCAATTGAAATCATATTTGAGTCGTTAAAACAAGAGTTAAAAGAATTTTGTAAGCAATATTTCTTTGAACAAAATCGTCGAGCGCAGGTAGAAGTAGAAATGCACATCGAAAAGAACAAGTTTTACACTTTGAAAGGCGAAGTTATTGCTGTTTACCGTGAGTTATTGCCTTGGAAACAATTTGGGGAGCGAAAAGAGGAAATGCAGCCAAAAACAAGGAAAAACGAGGATGAAACAAGGAACAAAATCGCTTAAATGCCTGTTATAATAACATTATAGAAAATTCGCGAGTCGCCAAAGGGCGGCTATTTTTGTTTTCAAAGGGTGTTGTTTAAATGCAGCACCCTTTTTTCATTTCCGCAGGAAGTTGGTGTATTGATGAATGACAAAAAAGTCATTATCGGAATGGTTAAAAGCAAAACTGTGACAGGTATTGTCTCAAACGGTGAGATCGTATTGTTACAGAAGGAATTAGAGCGGTTCAACGGTCAAAAAGTTAAGGTAACTATTGAACCTGTTTGAATTATACATATCTCACAAGAAAGGGGGTAGAAAATGGGAATAGCTGATTTTTTACGCAAAGCAAGCAGACAAGTGGTAAATAGTTATAGTGTGGCTGATAAAGCGAAAGCATTGGCACAGCAACGCGATGGACAAGAATATTCACCAGGACAGCCATTACAGCCACAACATCAAAATAACCCGCCATGGGCTTTTCAATATCAAGTGGGCCGCAATCTTGTTGTCAATCCACGAACAGAAGACCCAAGGCTTACGCCATTTCAAGTGCTTAGAACGCTGGCAGAAACCCATGATATAACAGCTATATGCTGGAAGATGATGGTTGACCAGGTTACCGGCGATGAATGGGACATTGTTCCTGCTGATAAAAACGACAGAGGCAATCATAAGGCGGCGATTGAGGAAGTTAAACATTTCTTCTATAAGCCGGATAAAGTTCACCTGTTTAATGATTGGCTTAAACCGTATCTGACAGATAAGCTACAGATTGATGCAGGGTGCTTGTACAAACGGCGTACAAGGAACGGTAAACTATATTCGCTCGATTATGTGGACGGAACAGGAATTAAGTGCCTTATAGATGATTATGGGCGTGTGCCCCAGCCGCCATATGCTGCATATCAACAAATTGTGTACGGGATGCCATATGGAAGTAGTTCGCCTACTACATTAGGCTTTACAACGGACGACATTATATATAGACCCCGTTACCCTAGAACGTGGACACAGTACGGATTTGCGCCAACAGAGCAAATATTGATGAAAATTAATATCATGATGCGGCGTGATGACTTTCATTTACGGTATTTTACTAAAGGAGCTCTTCCTGATGCCGGACTGTTCCAAGTAGATGCTGAATGGACACCGGAACAAATTCAACAATACCAGGAATTATGGAATGACGTAATGTCTGGTAACATCAATGAACGGTTAGCAATGAGATTCGTTCCGAAAGGCAGTTATACACCTACTAAGGAATTTAAATTTGACAGTTCCGTTGATGAATGGATAGCTAGACTAGTCGCTATTAGTTTCGGTGTTAATCCGCAAGCCTTTATTTCGGCTATGAACAGGGCAACGGCTAATATGCAAGATCAGCAGCAAACGGACATTGGACTTGCGCCGTTAGAAAAGCACTTAGAAGAAGAATTTAGCGATATAATCCAAAATGAGCTAGGTTTCCCACAACTAAAATTCAAATATATTGATGAGAAAAAAGAAGATGCTCAGTTAACAATTACCCGTGATATGCAGTATGTTGACCGTGGTATTCTTACTGTTGATGAAGTAAGGTCGAATCGTGGTCTAGCGCCATTGACCAACTTGCCTGATGGCGTACCGCCTTATATTAAGTTAGGCAATGATGTTGTGCTGCTGACGGAGGAATTTATTAAGGCTAAAAGTGAAGCACAGGTTAAAGCACTTGAACAAGGTGACTACCAAGTAGGTAACATACAGAATATGAACATCAGAACAAAACAAGCTGATGAAAAAGGCGATAAAAAGACCGATTCTAGCGAAGAAAAAGAACAGCCCGATAAAACGGATGCGGAAGAAAAGAAAACAGCGCAGAAGATGATTGCGGACGAATTAAAGCAATTCGAGAAATTTGCGCTAAGAAGACTAAAAAAAAAGACTAAAAGAGACTTCGAAGCCAACATTTTATCCGCTGAATTAGTAAAAATGATGAATGAAAAGTTAAAAACTATGGATTCGCCTAATGAAATAAAAGCGTTTTTCATGGATGTCGGGAATTTTAAGAAAGATGCGTCTGTTAGCTTGGCTGATGGATTTGATGATTTAGAGGAGTACTTGCTTGAACAAGCGGATGATTTGACCGAAGATGTTATAAATCTACCGGATAGCGATGAAAAGAAAGCTTTATTAATGCTTCTTCTGTTTGCAAGATATGACTTTGAAGAAAAATTTAAGCCAATACTTTCCGATATGTTAACGCGATATGCTAAAGCATCGTTTAAACAAGCCGAAGGTGAAATAAAGAATATAGGTGACATTGAATTATCGGACAGTCGCCGGAATGAGTTAATTGACAGCGTTGTTGAAGATAGGCTGTCTTTTCTTTTGCCGGAGTTTGAGCGTGTGACGAAGGAAAAGGTTGGTTCATTGGTTTCCAATGCTCTTGATAAAAAGCAGCTTAAAGATTCCATCGCAGATGCATACGCAACAAGTGATGAACGGGAACAACTTATAAGTAAAACTGAAAATGCAGTGATTGGAAACATAACACGAATTAAGGCGGCAAAAGAAAGTAGCCTTATAGTCGCTGTACTTGTTTCCGATGGTGATGGCTGCACAATATGTTCAACTATAGACGGTCAGATTTGGAGTTTAGAAGAAGCAGAGTCAAATCCAATTCAACACCCGAATTGTATCAGACAATTTACATTTTTAACCGCAGACGAAGCTAAAATAATTGCTGATAAAATTGGTGAAGAGTATAATGTAAGTGAAAAGCCTACTAAATTTTATCAACATAAGCTACCGTCAGATAAACAAAAAGCAAACTACATACTTGATCATGTTGGTAAAAATGGTGCGATAAAAACTAGAAGGTTTTTTAATGAGAGTGGGGATGCGAAATTAGATATACATTTAGCGCATTCTGGCGAGAATACCCATACATTTCCTCATGCTCACGATTGGGAAGATGGTAAGCCTATAAATACTCGCGAACTTACGGATAATGAACGCGATAAGATTAAAGATTTAGTAAGGGAAGAATGAAAATGATCACTACTGATAATTATGATCGTTATGAAACCATCGATGAATTTTTAGATGATATTAATAGAAATTTGGAAATTGAGTTTTCCTGTATGGGTGATGACTATTTCATTTGGCCTGATTATAAAGGCACGCATTATATCATGAAAAACGAAGATGATAAAAATATATTAACTTATGCGTCTGCTGATGCGCTCGTAAATAACTACAAAATTGGGGATAAGAGTTTATGTGAATTATTATCCCAAATTGAAGTTGTCTGTCATTAAAACCTCTTCTAATTAAAAATAAATATAGTACAAAATAAGGCCGCATTTGCGGTCTTTATTTTTGTGTGAAAGGATGACCTTATGAATTTCCAAATACCTATTACAAAAATAGACGAAGTTAAAAAAGAAGTATGGGGCGTTATTTCGGATGAAACACCCGATAAGCAGGGCGAAATAATGGATTATGATTCATCCTTGGAATACTTCAAAGCATGGAGTGGAGAAATCGAAAAGAACACCAACGGGAAAAGTTTTGGAAATTGCCGACTAATGCACCAGCCGAACGCGATTGGAAAAGTTATTGCAATTAATTTCAACGATGCTACAAAATCAATTGAAGCCGGAGTAAAGGTTGTCGATGATTCGGCGTGGCAACTTGTAGAAGAAAATGTCTTGTCGGCCTTTAGTATTGGTGGCAGCTATGCTAAAAGGTGGAGCGACGGAGAGTATATGAGATATACCGCAATTCCGGCAGAAGTTTCTTTAGTGGACAACCCAGCTAACCCATCGGCGACTATTTCAGTAATTAAATCTGATGGGACAACCGAACAGCGCGAGTTTAAACATAAAGAGGCTGAACAGTTGGAAGTAAATAAAGATGTACTAGCTAATATTAAAAAGGCCGTTGCTGAAAATGATTTGGCAAAGGCTTTTTCTTTTGAAGAAATTAGAGATAGAATCGGCTCGGCTATAACCGCAAAAGTACGAACACCTTACAATTATGGCTATGGTTGGGTTGTAGCTACCTTTTCTGATGTTGTAATTGTTCAATGGGATATTGACGGTAATGGAGACTCAAACACAGTTTCAATGCCATATACAATTGATGATTCTGGCGTTGTTACATTAGGAGAACCTACAGAAGTTCACCCTCAATATGTCCCTATTAAAGCTGAAACTAAAAAAGCAATGGAGGGCAATGATTTGGAAAAAGACGAAGAATCCTTAGAATTAGAAAAAACTGAAAAAGATCAGGAGGGCAAGAAAGACCCTGCTGAAAAGGAAGATAAGGCAGAAAAGGCCGACACTCCTCCTGATGATGCTAAAGAAGCCCCTAAAGAAGATGCCAAGGAAGATGAAAAAGCTAACGATAGGCCTAAAGATGATAAAAAGGCTGATAAAGCGGCTGAACCTGATAACTTGGAAAAAGCTGGTGCAAAACATTCTAAAGATCATATTGCTGCACTACAAAAAATGGCACATGACCTAAACACTATGGGCGGTGCTTGCAAGTGCGATAAATGCACTGGAATGTATAAAGGGGATATGGCACTTGCCGCACAGACGGACGGAATGGAGAAAGCTGTTGAAATGAATCAGCAACTATCTAAGGCTATGGAAGGTTTACAGGCTTTGCAGAAGGGATTTGATGCCCTTAAAGCTGATAACGAAGCATTGTCTAAGAAGGTTTCAGATTTAGAGAATCAGCCACTTCCTGGTGGCCCTGTATTAGCAGGCAGTGTTGTAGTTAATAAAAGCCTGGGTGGTGAACAACACCAACCACAAGAATTTGGAGAAATTGAAGCGTGGGACATGATTATAAATAAGGCTCACGACCCACAAGTTGTCCAAAATGCAAGAGTACAAAAAGCACAATTGCTTATGAAGAAAACGCTTACTAACCGCTAAATTTATAGCGGTTTTTTTGTTGCGTAAATTAAATTTTAAAGGAGAGAAAAAATTTACATGGACATGACCCAAGTAACTAAAGAAACTTTGGATTTGATGAAGAAATCTTATCCTGCTGATGGAAATTTGAACAAGGCACTAACTACTGCAACTGACTTCTCAGGCTATAACCTTGAACCTGTTGCCCGTTCGCTAGTACCGTTCGATTCGCCGGAGCGTAATATTATACCCCGTATTATTTCCCCAACTGGCACGATTGCACATTTCAAGACAATTGAAGCTATCAAGATGGCTGGCGGTCTTGGCCGTGTTGAAGGTGATAGAGGTAGTGCAATTAGCTATACCACTAAATCACATGCATTTGAATTTAAGCCTTATGGTGTACAAGACAGCATTACCCGTGAACAGATGGCGGCTAGTCGTGGATTTGAAGCTGACCTATTCGCTAAGCAGCATACTTTCGCATTGCTTAGAATGATGACCGAAGAAGAAAAATTAATTGTTGGTGGTAATATTACCGCATTGGGAACCCCTTCGGCTCCGACTGTTACTGGTGCTACCACTGGCGGTTCAATTGCGGCTAATACTTACTATGTAAAAGTTGCGGCTCTTACCTTAGTTGGGGCACAACAGGGCGTAGTATTCAACAAGCAATATTCTGGCATTACATTGAATGGATTTGCTGTTTATAATTCGTCGGGGACTGTAATTTCTAACGCTACCAACGGTGCTACTGCGGCAAGTTCGGCTACTTCTGTCACCACTACTACTGCGGCAAGTACGATTACTGCCACTGCAACTCCTGTAAGCGGCGCTGTTGCATATGCTTGGTTCGTTGGTACAACTTCCGGCTCTGAAACATTGCAAATGGTAACTTCTTATTCGTCTTGTACTTTGACCAAATATCTGACTGATGGCGATTCTGTTAGCGGGTTTGCCGCTGACGGTTCGGGCGATGCTCAGATATTTGATGGCTATATTCCTCAGATTATTAACGGCGGCGGCTATTTCTATGATGCGGCGGCTTCAACTTTGACTATGGCTAATGCTGGCGTACAAGAATTAGACGATTTGAACGCTGATATTTTCAGTCAGTATAAATTATCCCCGACTCGGTATCTCTGCGGTGTACAGGCTTACCAGGACGTTACTAACGCTGTTGTTAAAACTGGCGGCGCTCCTGTTCTCTATGTTAACAATGACCCTCGAGAAAAAGCGAACATTGTCGGCGGCTATCGTACAACCGATTATGTCAATAAAGCAACTGGTGTGACTGTACCGCTTAAAGTTCATCCTTGGTTACCACCGTCCACTATTATCGCTATTACTGACAATATCCCTTATCCTAACGCTGAAATCCCAAGAGCAATAGAAATTGAAATGGGTTATGACTATCTGGCAGAAGACTATGCGCCTCAGAAGCCAACTCTAGAGTTTGCAATCTCCGCTTATGGTGTACTGAAAATGTATGCTCCACGTTTCTGCGGTGTTATCACTAACTTGAAGCCAGGAGTTGCCTAATATTTGTTAGCAGGGGACTTTAATCAGTCCCCTTTTTCTAATTAATCGAAGGGAGATGAGACAATGGCAGAAGCAAAGGAACAACTCAAAGAAGAATTAGTAGAGTTGGAACACAACATAAAAGATGGCGTGATGGTGATAGGCGAAACCGCATACGAAATAGTTAAAGGCAAAGTCAAGGTTGCGGCTGAGCATGTTGACGAAGCGGTTAAACATATTAAAATGGGTGGCTGATATTATGGCCTATTGCGATTTAGCTAACCTAGCCGAACTTGGCTATACATGGCAAACAAAGGATGAAACTAATATAACATCCATATGTGATACGGCTTCAAAGGCGATAGATGCCTATTGCAAGCAAACTTTTGTCTCAGGCTCTAGCGTTGCAGAAATGCACCAAGCTAGGGTTAGGGATGGTTTAATAAAGATATTTCCCAGAAATTTAACAGTGTCTTCTATTGATTCTATTGTATATAAGGTAATTGGCTCTACATCATCTTACGCATGCGCCGATGCTATATATGTTCCCTATGGTAGTTATATCTTAGCTGATACAACTGCACCGAATGGCACTTATTTAGTGACATTGATATATAGTTATGGTTACGCATCGGGTAGCTATCCAGAAGAGATAACGAAAGCCGCTGTCTTAGCATGCGCGCCGTTGTTGGATGACTATTTTTTATCATTAGATGCTAATGTTAGCATGGTAAAAAGTATCAAACAGGGTAATTTGCATATAGTCCGTGAGGATACAGATAAGATGCCCCAAAATGTTATTGACATACTAAATGGTGGTAATAATGGGCTTGGTTGGGTTAGGGTGCGAGCAGGATGATATTACCATGTAGTGTAAAAGTACAGCGATATGTTGTAAGCGGTCAATCGGCTACAGGGGCAACAACAAGAACATTATCAACTGTAATCGAAAGCCTATTATGTGACTTACAGCCAGAGGGCGGCACCATCATAGTGCCTGCCCAAGGGCAGACAGCTATATATTATAAAAATATGTTTTGTAATCCTGCTGATATTAAGGTGAATGACATTATTACAGATTTAAACACGAATGAAAAATTTAAGGTTATTACAACTAATTCTTATTGGATGGTTAAACATATGGAAATAAGGCTAGAGGGCGGTACGGTGCAATGAGTGATAAATGGCTACACATCATAAGCAACGGCTATAAAGTTCCTAAAATGCGTTTGTGTTTTGTTATTGCCGAAAATAGCGAAGAAAAGGACGATGGTTTAAACAATCCTTGCTATTTAGGGTTAACTAATGCTGAAAAAATAGCGTATGACATATTTAAAAAGCAAGGGATACCTATGACGATAGTTGTTAAGGATTGGTCGTTACGTTTAAGTGAAGAAATACCAGATATGGCTTGGCTGGACGAAGATAGTTATAACGGCAATGTAATTAAAATTATAAAGGACGCTTATGACAGTTAGTATAGAAGGGCTTGACTCTGTGCTTGCTAATATCCAAAATATCATACCAACTGAAACGGCTAAGATTAACGCTAGGCTATCAGCGGCAGGTAGTGTTGTAGAAGCCAATGTCAAGAAACATGCTGAACTAACCGACCATAGCCTCAAGGAACTAGCTGATATGGGACACCCTTACACCACTAGATACCCTGCTAATACGCCACACGCTGACGATATGATACATCAGCAATCAGGCACACTATATGCCAATATAGAAAAACAGGAAGATTTGGGACTAGTCACTTCCAGGGTGGAAATAGGCGTGGATGAAAGCAAAGTGCCATATATTGGTGACTTGATTACAGGCACTTCTAAAATGCGGCCCAGAAACTTTATTGACGGTGCATTTAAAGAATCGCTGGCAGAAGTAATAACCACTATACAAAAATAAACTACAAGAGGTTAAATATGTTGCAAAGTATTTATTTAATTGGCGACAATAATGGCAATTATAAAATTGGTATTTCACATAATCCAAGCCAAAGAAAATCTACATTAAATGCTGGAACATTTGATGAATTAAGGATATATCATCAAAGCGACGCTATTAGTAATGCAAGCAAAATAGAACGCGATATTCATTCTTTCTATAAAAAACATCATATCCGTGGTGAGTGGTTTCATTTTAATGATTGTGAACTTGATAAAGTGATAAATTTCATAGATTTATGTGTCGATGAAAATGGAATTATCAATGAAGAAAGTAACCATTTTGCGGAAGAAGATAAAAAAATATTAGCGTGGATGATAACGGGAGAATGCTTGTCGTTAAAAGAAATAGTCGAAAAAACGCAAGAAATAAAGCAAAATACTGTTTTATTTAAAAAGGAAAATAAACGCCAAGAAGATTTT